ACAGCTCAGAGGTAGCCATGCTATCGCTCAGTTGTCAGACATGGTGATAGGACTGGAGCGTGACCAACAGGGTGAGGCTTCCAACACAACAACAGTGAGGGTACTTAAGAACCGTTTCAGTGGGGAGACAGGTGTGGCTTGCCATGTCCAGTACAATCCACAGACGGGACGTTTGCTTGAGTGCAATCCAGAATTTGAAGAGGTAGAAGATGAGTTCTGAAGAAGATGATTACGACACCTTGATACAAGCCGATGGTTTTGAGTTAGCAATCATCGGGGTGGCTGAACGCATAGGTAACAAGCCATGCCTTGCTTATTCTTATGAGCAGTGTGTGGACATACTAATGCAGCAAGCTGAAATGGACTATGAGATGGCTGTGGAGTACATGGATTTTAACGTGTGCGGTGCTTACGTAGGCGAGCAAACACCCATCTTTATACACAAGTGGGAGGAGTATAATGCCTAGTTATATATTCGACCTAGAAACTGACGGTCTTCTCGATGATGTCACCACGATACACTGCATGGTTATCAAGGACATCGACACAGGGCAATCCCTTGGATACACAGGTAGAGGTATCTGGACTGAGGGCATCCCTAAGTTAGAGAAGGCCGACATGATTATCGGTCATAACATTATTAAGTACGACATCCCTGTTCTAAAGAAGCTAGGTACTTTCAATCCGAAAGGAGAAGTGTTTGATACCTTGGTTTGCACTAGGCTCATCTGGGCTGACATCAAGCAAGCCGACTTCACCAGAACAGACTTTCCTAGAAAGCTAATAGGAAGCCATAGCCTAGCTGCATGGGGGCACCGCTTAGGTAATTACAAGGGTGACTACGATGGTGGTTGGGAAGAATACTCTGATGAGATGTTGGAGTATTGCTTTCAGGATGTTGAGGTTACTTACACGCTATATGAAAAGATAGCTGTCAAAAATTATTCACGACAAGCCTTAGAATTAGAACATGAAGTTGCAGAAATTATACATGAACAGGAAGTTGCTGGCTTTGCCTTTGACACAGAGAGTGCTGCTAAGTTATATGCGAAACTATCAGCAAGAAAACTGGAACTGGAGACTGAGCTTAAAGAAACATTCCCTGACTGGGAGGTAAGAACCCCGTTCACCCCCAAGGTCAACAACAAGAAGCTAGGGTATGAGAAAGGTGTACCCACTTACAAAGTTAAGACAGTTCAGTTTAACCCAGGTAGCAGAGACCATGTAGCTAACAGACTGACAACACTCAGGGGCTGGAAGCCTACCGACTATACTAATGACGGTAAGCCTAAAGTTGATGAGATGACTCTATCTAAGTTGCCTTATCCAGAGGCAAAGGTACTGGTTGAATACTACACCCTCATAAAGAGGCTAGGACAATTAGGAGATGGCCGCCAAGCATGGCTCAAGGTAGAGCGAGGGGGGCGTATCCACGGGTCTTGTAATACGAACGGAGCCGTCACAGGGAGAGCAACACATGCTTACCCTAACGTGGCACAGGTTCCGTCCTGTGGTGCGCCCTATGGCAAGGAGTGTAGAGAACTATTCACAGTACCTAAAGGCATGAAGCTAGTAGGTGTCGATGTGTCTGGCTTAGAGCTTAGATGTTTAGCTCATTACATGGCTAGGTATGACGGTGGTGCTTACGGTGAAGACGTAGTGAATGGCGATATACACACCACAAACCAGAAGGCAGCAGGGTTATCTGAACGCTCACAAGCTAAGACATTTATCTATGGGTTTCTCTATGGAGCAGGTGTAGGAAAGCTAGGTGAGATTGTAGGTAAGGGAGCAAAGGAAGGTACTGTCTTGAAGAAGAGATTCCTAGCAAAGCTCCCTGCACTAGCCACGCTTATTGAGAGGGTACAGAAAGCAGCAGAAAGAGGATACATAGTAGGACTGGATGGCAGACACTTGAAGGTAAGGTCACCTCATTCAGCACTTAATGTATTACTACAGTCTGCGGGTGCGCTTATCTGTAAGCAGTGGATGGTGGAGTTTAACTACGCATTGATAGAACAAGGATTGAAGGAGTCATGTACTCAAGTAGCATGGGTGCATGATGAAATACAGCTAGAGACAAAGGAAGATATGTCAGATGAAATTGGAAAACTCGCAGTTGAATGTATCAAACGAGCAGGAGATGCCTTCAGCATCCGATGCCCCCTCGATGGAGAATACAACATCGGAAACAACTGGGCTGAGACCCACTAAGAAGAACAGGAAAAAGTTTGATTTAGATTTAGCATACGGTCAGATGCATGAAGACAGAGTGTTAGACATGCTACAAGGTAAGAAGGTTGAAGTTAAAACAGAGAGAGGTATGTGGACTAAGACAGGAAACATAGCAATCGAGTTTGAATCTTATGGTAAACCATCAGGCATCAATGCAACGGAAGCTGACTACTGGTTTCATAACTTAGCAGTTGGTGATGATGTTTACTGTACCTTGGTCTTTGAAGTAGAGAACTTGAAGAAGATTGTAGAGAAACTAGACAACCATCGCATTGTTAAAGGCGGTGACCACTGGGCATCTAAGATGTACCTCGTCAACCTCTCTAAGTTATTCTCAACTGACACGCTAAAAATTTATAAACAACTATCCACGGAGGCAACTAATGAAGAGAACACTACTGATTGATGGAGACATAGTAGCCTATCGCTACTCCAGTACAGTAGAGCAAGAGGTGGACTGGGGTGACGATGTCTGGTCGCTCTGGTCTGACGCTAAGGAAGCCAAGCAGTTAATCCTACAGTACCTTGACCACTTGGTTGAGGCTACCGCAGCAGATGACTTTGTATTTACATTTTCTGACAAGGATAACTTCAGGAAGACTATCTACCCTGACTATAAACATAATAGGAAAGGGAAGCGTAAGCCCACTTGTTATAAAGGAGTAAAGACTTGGCTTGAGTCTGAGTATGAATCTATCGAGATGCCTGGTTTAGAAGGTGACGATGTGATGGGCATACTTGCTACGTCTGGAAAGTACGAAGAGACAGTCATTGTTTCTGAAGACAAGGACATGAAGACAATACCAGGTTTGTTATGGAGAGCGGCAGAGATGGAAGATATATCTGAGGAATATGCAGATTACTACCATCTATATCAAACCCTAGTGGGTGATGCCACTGATGGCTACAAAGGTTGTAAAGGTGTGGGTGACAAGAGAGCCACAGACATCTTAACCAAAGACCCTACATGGGAAGCTGTAGTCAAAGCCTATGAGAAGGCAGGGCAAACTGAAGAGGAAGCCTTAGTACAAGCTAGGTTAGCTAGGATACTAAGAGCATCTGATTACAACACTAATACAAAGGAACCAATATTATGGACTCCATAGATGATATTACCCCACAAGATTGGGACAAGGTTACAAGTGACTGGAAGCAGACAGCAGCAAAGGCAGCTAATAATGTTTCTCAGTTAAGCGAAGGCTATCAACCTGTAAAGAAGTACAAGTTACCTACTGATGCACAGACTAGGAAAACTATTCCAGCTTACACAGGTTTTGTTAAATACTTCCCTAGAGCTATTACAGAGGTATCAAGAATCTCGATGATAGGTGGTATTCAACATGGTCAAACACCACAGACATTACACTGGGACAGAGCCAAATCAGGGGATGAGTTAGACGCTATGATGCGTCATATCATTGATGAGGACTGGGCGCAGGTAGCGTGGCGGGCGATGGCTAACCTAGAGAAGTACCTAGAACGGGAAGAGCAGGATTAATACCCGCCATATAAGAGGACTTAAAATGTCTACTAAAAAACAAATAGAAGCTATCCCCGTCAACGGACACCAGTTATTAGAGATGCTTGAAGACATCTTTCCTGAAGAGTCAGCACGACTTGAATGGTCTGATAGAGAAGTATGGTACAAGGCTGGTCAAAGGTCTGTAGTCCAATGGCTGTTAGAGTTGAAAAGACGGGAAGAAAACCCTAACTAACCAGAGGAATTTATAATGTGTGTAACCGCAGCAATTATAGGCAGTGCGCTTATTGGTGGTGCAGCTACTAAGTACCAGTCAGATAAGCAAATGGCTGAGATGGAGAAGCAGCAGAAAGAAGCTGAACGTCTAAGAAAAGAACAACAAGCTAAGTTTGACTTGGATAAGAAGAAAGCTGAAGCAGTGCCTACGCTACTACGCAATCAAGCACAGAAGTCACGCTCTAAAGGTATCAGTGCGCTTAAAGTAAGTAAGAGTTCTAGCCCAGGCTACAGCTCTGTTGGCACTGGTGGCTCTACTGGGACTGGGATAAACATACCTAAAGGTTAGGAGTAAGATATGCACGAAGGAACTTCCTGCGCCAAGCGTTATCATAAACTTTCAGCAGACAGGGAGATTTACTTAGACAGAGCAAGAGAGTGTTCTGAACTTACACTTCCTGCACTGATAACTCCTGAAGGCTTTAGCTCTGCTACTGACCTTTATCAGCCATTTCAAAGCATAGGGGCAAGGGGTGTAAATAACCTAGCCTCTAAGCTGATGCTGTTATTACTCCCGCCTAACTCCCCGTTCTTCCGTTTAGCAATGGATAGTAAAACCAAAGCTGAACTAGATGGTGAAGGGGACTTACGAGCAGAGATTGAACAAGGTCTTGCTGGCATTGAAAGAGAAGTGATGGGTGAGATAGAGAACAGAGCCTTACGGGTAAACTTCTTTGAAGCACTCAAGCACTTAATTGTAAGCGGTAACGTCTTAGTACACCTTCCAAAGAAAGGAGGACTGCGTGTCTTCCCTATGTCGAGCTATGTTGTAAAACGTGCGCCTGACGGGGAGTTACTAGAAGTAATCCTACAAGAGTCTGTGTCACCTAGAGCATTGCCAGAAGGTATTGAAGGTATTGACTACACAGGTGATGAAGACCTTAAATTATATACTAAAGTATACAGAGTAAACTCTGATACATATGAAGTTTATCAAGAAGTTGAAGGGCATATAGTTCCAGGCTCTGAGGGTAAATATAAGAAAGACCTCATGCCTTGGCTTGCCTTAAGAATGGTACACCTTGATGGTGAAGACTATGGTCGCTCTTTCGTGGAAGAGTACCTTGGAGACCTGAAGTCCCTAGAGGGATTGATGGAAGCTCTAGTTAGCTCCGCAGCAGCTAGTGCTAAACTTGTGTTTATGGTGCGCCCTAACGCAAGTGTCCGTAGGACTGACCTAGCACAATCACAGAATGGTGATGTCATATTAGGTGACCCTAACGATGTAAGTGTACTGCAAACAGAAAAGTACCCTGACATGCGTGTGGTACTAGATACCGTTCAACGAATTGAAGACAGACTCGCCTATGCGTTTCTTTTAAACACAGCGATTCAGCGCAATGCTGAGAGAGTAACTGCTGAAGAGATACGCTTTATGGCTCAAGAGTTAGAGGCTGCATTAGGTGGTGTCTACTCTGTACTGAGCCAAGAGATGCAACTTCCCTTAGTCAATATATTGATGAAGAGAATGTCTGCAACCAAGAAGATTCCTAAGCTACCTAAAGGTACTGTCACTCCAGTTATTGTTACTGGTGTGGAAGCACTTGGCAGAGGAAACGACTTAAATAAACTACGCACTTATATCACTGACCTTGTGTCATTAGCTCAGGTTTCTCCTGAGACAATACAACGTGTCAACTTCGGTGACCTAGTAACTCGATTAGCTACTGGTCATGGGATAGATACGATAGGTCTGATTAAGACTGAACAGGAACTACAAGCTGAGATGGAAGCTCAACAACAAGCTATGCAGGAGCAAATGCAACAAGAGACAATGCAACAAGCTGCAAGCAAGGCAATACCAGAAGTTGTGAAGGCTGAAATACAGCAACAACAGGTACAATAAATAATGGCAACAACACCCAAAATGACTTTAAAGAAAGATAACCCGAAGGAAGCAACGCCTAAGAAAGAAAAGAAGGCTGAGTATCCTAAGTGGCCTGGAATGGAAGCTGCTGAAGTAGGCGTTAAGTACATTAACCCTAGAGGCAATATTATTCAGCGGGGTAGAAGCTAATGGTTGATACAGTACAGGTAGAAGGAAATGTTACAGGTTCTGAAGCTCCAGTGGAGCAAACTCAAGAAGCTCGTCCAGAATGGTTACCAGAAAAGTTTAAGTCTGGTGAAGACCTATCTAAAGCTTATAGCGAACTGGAAAAGCAATACACTCAGTCTCGTCAAGAAGCATCTACAGCTAAAGAAACAGAAAGTGGTAATGAAGTATCGTCAAACGAAACTGAAGCTACTACAGAAGCTAGAGACGCTGTTGAAAACGCAGGACTAGACTTTGATTCAATGCAAACGGAATTTGCAGAGAATGGTGAACTCTCTGAGGACACCTACAAAGACCTACAAAACAGAGGCATACCAAAAGAAATGGTAGACGCTTATGTTGATGGTCAAAAGGCTAAGGCTAATGAATACACTAACGAGATATTTGAGTTCGCTGGTGGTGAAGAGTCTTACAAAGGTATGCTTGATTGGGCATCCGAAAACATGGCTGATAGTGAGATAGATGCTTTTAATGATGCTATCAGTTCAGGTAACACATCTCAGGCAAGACTAGCTATTGATGGATTAGTATCAAGATACAGGGATAACGGTGGTGCAGAACCTACATTGTTAGGTGGTAAAGCCTCTGCCTCTGTAGATACTTATAATAGTTGGGCGCAGGTTACCAAGGATATGGGAACCACTGAGTATCAGAAAGACCCCGCCTTCAGAGACGCAGTCCAGAAGAAGCTCTCACGAAGCACACTTTAACCAGCCTCCCAAGGCTGTTAATCAATTCAATACATCCCCAAAAAACAGTAAGGCTCACCGAGGTGAACACCCTTTCTAGTAAAGTAAGGATTAGCGAATTATTGGTTATTTAATTTACTAACTTAATTTATTTTAAAGGAATATTACAATGAGTAATGCAAACCCATCAGGCATCGGTCTGGTAAACAATGCAGGAACGGCTGACGCTTTGTTCCTAAAACAGTTCAGTGGTGAAGTTCTTACTTCTTTTGAACAAGCTACAGTAACTGCTGACAAGCACATGATTCGCACCATTGCTAACGGCAAGTCTGCACAGTTCCCAGTAATGGGTCGTTCAAGCGCAGCGTATCACACGCCTGGTGCTGAAATCACTGGTACAGACCTCAACCACAACGAGAGAATTATTACTATTAATGACCTTCTCTTGTCTAGCCACTTCATCTCAAACATTGATGAAGCTAAGAACCACTACGATGTGCGTTCAGCTTATTCAACTGAGATGGGCCGTGCGCTTGCTCACCAAATGGACAAGCACGTTCTCCAGATGATGTGTAAGGCTGCTTCTACATCCAACGCAACTGTCGGGGACAATGGTACTATCATCACTGATGCTGATTCTAACACTAACGCAACTTCATTGATTGGTTCAATCTTTGATGCTGCTGAAGCCCTAGATGATGCTTACGTTCCATCTGAAGGTCGTTTCTGCTTCTTGAAGCCAGAGCAATACTACTTGCTTGCTAACGCTTCTAACGCAGTGAACGTAGACTTCTCTGGTCGTGGTTCGATTGCTGAAGGTACAGTACCACAAATCGCTGGTATCAACCTAATCAAGACCCCACATCTACCTACTTCTAACATAACTGGCACTGGTGTTGCTGCTGGTGGTGCAGGTGGCGCTCAAGTTGTCAACGCTGCTAACACTACTGCTCTTATCGCTCACACTTCTGCTGTTGGTACAGTGAAGTTGATGGATTTGGCTGTAGAGTCAGAGTACGACATTCGCAGACAAGGAACCTTGATGGTTGCTAAGTACGCTATGGGCCACGGTGTCCTACGTCCTGAAGCTGCTGTTCAAATCCAGACTGCTTAAACCTTATAGCGGGAGTCCTTAATTGGGCTTCCGCTTTTTTTTATTTTAAGAGGATTTATCGTGGCTTTAATTACACCTACAACAGAGATAGAAGCTGTAAACGTGATGTTAGCAGCCATTGGTGAAGCTCCAGTATCTAGTTTAGATGACCCTTCATTGGTTGATGCTGCATTAGCACAGTCTCTTGTAAAAGAAACTTCAGTAGATATTCAGACCAGAGGTCTCCACTGCAACACGGAAATTAACTTTCCACTTATTCCTACGGTTGATGGCGAGATAAATGTGCCTATCAACTGTGTCCGTATAGACACCACAGATGTGTCAAGAGATGTCGATGTTACACAAAGAGGTAACAGACTCTATGACCGCATAGAAAAAAGCTATACGTCTTTCTCAGAAAAACTTTATGTAGATATGGTTCTACTATTAGAGTTTGATGAGCTACCCCAACACGTTAAGCGTTACATCACAGTTAAAGCTGCTAGACGCTTTCAAGCACGTTTCTTAGGTTCAGATACATTAGCTGCATTTACTAATCTTGATGAACAAGAAGCACTAATAGAATTTGAAAGAGCTGAAGCTATTAATGAGGACAGTAACATCCTTACAGATAGTTACGACACTTATAAAATTATAGCTAGAGGCGCACCTAGAAGAACTACAAGGTAATCAATTATGGCATTAGTATCTACCAGTATACCAAACCTATTGAATGGGGTTAGTCAGCAACCTGCACCGTTACGTCAGGTTACACAGGGAGAAACTCAAACTAATGCCCTGTCATCAGTGATTGACGGTTTAATTAAACGTCCACCTACAGAACACATAGCAAAGCTGTTTAATACAAATCTTTCAACTGCAGCTATTCATGTAATTGATAGGGGAGTAAACAATAGAGACATTATAGTAGTTCAAGCTAGTCCCTCATCAGCGACAGTCACCGTTTACAATTTAAATGGGACTTTATTAACACAATCTCCTGGGTCTACTAATACTATACTAACAGATTATCTTAAGTGTTCTGACCCTGCTACGCAAATTAAGTTTCTTACAGTTAATGATTATACATTGATACTAAATACTACTAAGCAAGTAGCTTCATCAACTGCTGTTACTGGAAATCTTTTGTCTACTCAGTTTAATGATTTCTCTGAGCTACCTGATGGGGTAGACAATGATAATGCAACTGTTAATAACATATATGAAATAATTGGGGCATCCTCAGAAAGTGGTTCATATTATGTAAAGGCATTAAGCACTAAAACCTATGAGGAATCTGCAAAGCCTGGTGAAAGGTATCAGTTAGATGCTACTACACTGCCTTTAAAGTTATACCCAGATGTTTCAAATACTTATGATTACATTTTAGATAACATCACATGGCCTCATCGCACAGTAGGTGATTTAGAATCAGCCCCATTCCCCTCCTTTGTAGGCTCTACTATTAACAACCTGTTCTTCTACAAGAATCGTTTAGGTTTCTTAAGCGGAGAGAATGTTAGCTTTAGTGCAGCAGGAGATTACTTCAGGTTCTTCCCTGAAACAGTAAGGACTGTGCTTGATGACGGCCCTATCGATGTGTCTACAGTGCATACTAAGACATCTATACTTAAGCAAGCAATAGCATTTAATGACTCATTAACTTTATTCTCAGAGCATACACAATTCATTATTGAGAATATAGGGGCATTAACACCTAAGACTATATCTATTATTCCAAGCACAGAGTTTGAGAATGACGCAAATGTAACTCCAGTAGGGGCAGGAAACAACCTTTACTTCACCTCAAACAAAGGTGACTTCAGTAGTATCAGAGAATACTTTATTGAAGCCGATACAGTTATAACTGATGCTATGGAAATAACAGCGCATGTACCTAAGTATGTGCCTAAGAATATAGTCAAACTTACTACTTCAAGTAATGAAGATATATTAGTAGCTTTATCAGCACAAGATAGAAGCAAACTATACGTCTACAAATGGTTTAATGATGGGCAGTCTAAACTGCAATCTAGCTGGTCTACTTGGCAGCTACCTAGTAATGCTCAAGTAAAAGACGTTACCGTATTAGATAGTAATTTATATTTATTAATTAACTATACTAATGGGCTTTACTTAGAAAAGATAGCTTTACAATATCTTGATGATTCTACTTTGGGTTTCTGTGCTAGATTAGACCGTAAGTTCCTTCTCCAAAGTGGGGCTTCTTATGACGGTAATACTGACACTACAACGTGGCCCCTTCCTTATCACCATTCGGGGGAAATGAAAGCCCTGATAACTAATATAACAAGTTCTGTAGGCAGCCCTGGAAGAGATGTAGTAGTAACACGCCCTACTAATACAGAAATAGCAGTCTCAGGTGATTATAGGAGTGTGCCTTTAATTGTAGGTATTCCGTATGACATGACCTACAAGTTTTCGCCACAGTATGTAAGAGAGAGGGATGGTTCCCAGTCTATACAATCTGGACGGTTACAGCTCAGAACTATGAGAGTAAACTTCGAGAATACTGGGTTCTTTAAGATTGAAGTAACACCCAAAGGTAGGGCTACTAACTCTTATGAGTACACAGGTGTAGTACTTAATCAGTTAGGCTCTACTATTGGTGATGTGAACTTAACTGACGGTACTTTCAGGTTCCCTATTCAGTCTAAGAATGACCGTGTAGACATAGAGATAAAATCAGATAGTTACCTACCCTGCTCTTTCCAGAGTGCTGAATGGGAAGGCTTCTACAACATAAGGTCTAAGAGAATATAACAATGATTGTACGTCCTATAGAAGAACATGACATTGATGTCTGCATAGAGATGGGCGAGGCGATGCACCAAGAGTCTCGCTACAGTCCCTATGAGTTTAACAAAGATAAAATACTACAGCTTATCAACGCTACCTTCACTAACCCTGAGTCATACTCAATGTTTGTCGTTGAGGATGATGAAGAGATTGTAGGGTTATTGGTAGGTGTATGTGTTGAGTATTGGTTTGGTACAGATAAACAAACTGCTGACTTAGCTATCTATGTTAAACCAGAGAAGCGAGGGACATCTGCTGTAGGACGATTAATCAGAGCCTATGAGAAATGGGCAAGTAACTTAGGCATCAAAGAGATAGGTGTGTCTACATCAACAGGTGTGGATACAGAGAGAACAAGAGGTTTATTTCAAAGGCTAGGCTATACGCCAGCCGCATACGCATATAGCAAGAGGATTTAATTATGGCAGGTTCGAGAGCTGTAGCTACCCACGGAAATGCTAATAATATGATGGCTTCAACTTCTTCCGTAGGGAGTTCATTAGGGAGTGGAAGCACTGGAGCAGGGGCATTTTCTGGAGCTATGGCTGGCTTACAGTTTGGCTCACAGTTAGCTGCGGGGTACGGTCAGTACCAGATGCAGAAGATGCAGAATGATATTGCAAAAGAGAGTGCCTTGGCTGCAATCAATCTGGACAGGGAAATTCTAATTCGCAGAACTAATGAGGAAGCTAGAGCCTTCGTTCAGTCTGGTATGGACTTACAGCGTAGGGCTATGGAAGCTGAAGCCTCTGCCAATGTTGCAGCAGGTGAAGCAGGGGTCAGAGGTATCTCTGTAGATAGAATAAAGGACAACATTAGAAGACAAGAAAGCACTATCAAGACACGCCAGAAGCAATCCTTTGATAGCCGTATGGATGCTATAGATGACCAGTTTACAAAGGCTGCACAAGGCATGGTTTCTCGTATGCAGGGGTTACCTCCCGCTACACAGCCTAACCTGTTAGCTATGGCTGCTCAGAGCTTTGGGCCAATGTTAGCTGATAGTGATATGGCTAGTGACTTTGATTCATGGTGGGGGAGTAAGTTCGATGGCTAGACAACCAACACAAGATTTACAAGGGTTAGATAATGTAGCTAGTCCTTCGGCTAATATGGTCGATGCTTATGCTGGCGCACCTGCTACGCCTAGACAGTCTTCTGCGGGGCAGCTTGCAGATGCTCTAGGGACATTGAGCAGGGCAGGGCAGAAGTCTGCTGCACAGGCTAAAGCAGAGAAAGAAGAGTTAGATGCTAAGAAAGCAGTTAGCTATGCAGCTAGATTTAAAGGAGAAGAAGGTGAGTTCCTAGACTCAGTTAAGCTAGGAGAAACTCATGCCCACCTCTCAGACACAGTTGTAGCTACCATTGTAGAAGATAAGCATAAAAATGATTTCTACTCACAAACTAAACAATCTCTGTCTAGCTTAGATAATGATATTAAATACAACGTAGTAGCATTAGAGAAAGAGTTTGACAGGATTCTAGCTGATGCTACAGAGAAGACCACAGGGATGGACTTTGTGCAGTCAGGTGCTGTTCAAGGTGTTCAAGCTGCTATCAGAGAGATGCGTGGACAGTTCTCTTCTCAGCGTGATGCGTTCACTAGAGACCAGTCTAAAACAAATACAGAAGCTAGTATTACTAATATACTAAGTAAGTATGATTTATCTACTAATGATGGACAGGTATCTGCTGTCACATTAATCAATGATTTAGATGCCAAAAATAAAGCAACATCACCATTTAGTAAAACAGAAGATAAGCAAATTATAGTAGATGCACTAATTACTTATAACAAGAACAACCCAGATTCAGGGGCTATTAATCTTATTCAAAAGATACCCTACCTACAAGGGAAAGTAACTGACCAAAAGTTAAGTGAAGCTGCGCCAGTTATTGCAGGTTTATCTCTACAAAAGTTAAGAGATGATGCTGCACTTCAAAAGCTACAAAACCAACAGACACTAGATGAAGCTCAAGTAGAATTTAACAAGCTATCTTTCGAGAACAACAAGGAAGGCATCAGAGCAGCTATGGTCAAAGCCAACAGCCTAACTGGTAAAGACGCTGCGCTTGGTGCTGCTATGTATAAGATGGGTGAAGTTGCCCTAGCATCTGCTGATGTTGACGTAGATGTAAGCCAGAAGTTTGCTGCTACATACGAAGATAGCCTGGTTGTTAAAGCTATCAAGGGTGAGCTTAACAGAGCTGATGTACTTACAGAGATAGCTTCTAGTACAGATATGCGTGAGGAAGATAAAGAAGGTATACGAGCTAAACTAGACAACATCATGGCTGGTAGTGACCTCATAGCTGCCTCTAAGCATAGCACAGAGTTCAACAATAGAGTGGGTGATGAAGCGAGAGCTATTGACCAATCCATCCTTAATATAGGCGGTAAGCTAGAAGGACGTTCTCTTGAGAGCCGTGTGCGTGACCTATGGGACACCACAGTGCTAGACCTTATTGTCGAGTATGCTACAGAGAACAATGCAAAGCCTGAAGGTAGAGCATTACGAGCTATCTATGACGAAGCTGAAGCTATCACTGAGAAGCGTATGAATAAGATACGAGGTCTTACCCCTCCAGACCCACAGCCTGAACCTCAGCCTACACTTGAAGTAGGGACAATAGTAACTGCTGCTGATGGTGAAAAAGCTAGGTACTTAGGTGGGGATATTAATGATGATAATAACTACGAAGTAATTACAGAAGAAGAAGATACTGGTAGTTCCATTATAGAAGAACTAGTTGAAACACTCACAGAACAATAGGTGAATTATATGGGTAAGTTTAGTGATGCTTTAGAGCAACAACAAAGCACTACAGGTAAGTTTGGTGCAGCTATCTTACAGCAGCAAGCCCCATCAGGATTTAATGCTACTTACCAAGACACTGATGAAACACTGTACGACAATGACCTAGTTAATGATGTGAACTTCCAGAAGGCATCTGAAGTTATCTACAACATGAATAACAGTGTAGATGCTGAACGCTTAGGTTCACCAGAAGACTACGCTAGGTATGGTATCGAGACAATGGGCTGGTTCAACTGGAACTTACCAAAGATGTCTGTAGATGCTAACCGTATCTCTGGAGCTACAGAAGACCAGAAGAAAGCCTTTCT